ATTTTGCGGCCTAACTTGTATAACCTTGAAAACGCTATCGACTTCTCGCCCCGCGTTGGTCAAATGATGGGATCGTACCTCTCTTTTCCACTTTTATGCATCCAGAACAGGATGGCATTCTTGTGGTGTGGAGGTGGTAACCGTCCCTGCAAAATTAACGGTGACGACATCCTCTTCCGTTCCGACCCTGAGTTCTCTCAGCGCTGGATGGAGACGGTGTCGTCTTTGGGACTAGAAGTAGAGCGGACGAAAACGAGTGTGTCGGCCGATTACGGCTCTTTGAATTCTACCTTAGTAGTTCGCGAAAAGGGAAAATACAAGGTTCGCCAGACTCTTCGGTTCGGCATGCTTAAGGAGTGTGATGACATCACTTCACTCTGCAAGACTTACGATGATTTCCTTCGAGGAATTCATGGATCTCACAGGTTCCGCGCTGGCTTTGAGTTCTTCAGATGGCATTTGCCCTCTCTGAAGGCCTATAGGGTTAGTACTTTGGAATTGGGTTTCCGTGGAGACCTCGCGTGGCGTTTGACTCGTAAGTGGAACCTCCGTTTGGACCGACCTTCTGAGGTCTTGCCCAGTCTAGGCCCCGATCACAACGTAGTCGTCCCTCGTGATGGCTGCACATTTGTTGACCCGGGTACGATAGGAAAAGACGATAGGAAAGTTAGTGCGATGGAGCTCGCGGCGTGGAAGTGGGGCGTGGATTTCGCCTCCCGTCAGAGACGGTCGATTCTCGAGTTCAAACTCAGGATGTCTTTAATAAGGCCGACATCACCTGACTTTTCCCCTTACCTTAGTGGTTTCGGGGAGCGTTGTCGAGTGACACGGCCGACCTGGGCTGAGACTCGTCGACCGTTTCTCGTGCCTCGTTGTGTTCGGAAGGAGACCTTTCCTCTAATGATCGAAATAGAGGAATGCCTTCCGCCTTACAGCGAGCACGAGGACGGGGCGGTTCTGATAGACGTCAAGAAGACAAAGTAGATGGGACGCAGTCCGGCGAGCGGAAATGTGGTCTGTGCGGAAAGTCCCGGCTCTGAGGCTCAGGACTGCCGTGACATGGGGCTCCCGAAAGGAGTTACCCTGCGTCATGGAGGTTGGAACCCTCCGCGGTAAGCTGAGAAGAAAAGGGAATTCCCTGTGATGGTCTTCGGACCTAGGGGATCCCGGGCCGGTGCATTAGTACGCCCCGACGTCGGGCTGTGGTGAGGCGGCTTAAAAACCGCGGCTGCAAAAGTAAAGAAAGCAGTGATCTACTGCAGGACGTAGGCGTGTTGTAGGACACCCGAACCTGTGTTTGTCGCGAC